AATCAACGCAAAACCAATAAAGCTACCAAAGGCTACCAAGAGCAAAAAGAACGCTTTAAAGCCTTATCAGTTAGATATGATATTTGAGCATAAAGATATATGTCCTATTACAAAAGCTATCATCGAACTTTATATCTTAACTGGGTGTCGTATTAGTGAATTGTGTAGACCAGATTTTACCTGGAATCAAATTGATGCAGAAGGTGAAGTCGCTTATATTAAAAACAAAGGGCATAAAAAAGAATTTGATACTCCGCTAGAGATTCCTTTCTTAAAAGACCCTCATCAGCGATTGGTTAAATTTCTTAATGATCACTTTAAAACTATACACGATGAAGCGCATATCTATCCGATTCCTATAAGTGCAAAGAATGTTTATGATAGAATCGTAGTCGCAAGTAATACTGTCGGCTTTAAGTTCACACCGCATGACTTTAGAGATACGTCCGCTACAATTCTACTAAGAGAATCTGGAAATATCTATGCAGTCAAAGAGCATTTAGGTCATGCAAATGTAAAAGATACGGAAGATGCTTATGCTGATTGGATTATGGATGATAAAGTGAAGTCCTCAGTTTCTATCGTAAAAAGCATCGGTAGGAAATCGGTAGATTATTAGTCTATATCTGACTACTTCTGTCCTTTATATATAACAAAAAATGGTGTATATGCAAAACGAACTACCCTCGTAAGTCTTCTAATAACATAAGTTACGTTATTTATTGCGGAGGGGGAGGGATTCGAACCCCCGACTCTTTAACGTATTGACGATACATCCATGTAACGGTAGGAAATCGGTAGATTAACTTAATTGCTCTATTAGTTTTATATTAGTATCATAAACCCCAAATGCTACCTCTTTAAACTGTAGCGAATCATCAGACATTCGCACATAGTAATAGGCAGAATCATCATAATATAAGAATTTATAATGTGAGCCAGCAGTAGCAGTTCTCATTGTTTCTAAGCTTGTTTTATAACTAGAACTAACAAACTTTAAATTAAAATTCCAAAACTTCTTACCATCATGTCTCTTATTTGAATATTCTACACCACCTTGACTGGTAAGTATCTTATTCCCATGTATCTTGCCCTCTGTTCCAGATAATTCTACATTGGTTAAAGATAATTGAGTACCTAAAATAACTTCTGTAAGTGTATTATTAGCTCCAGCACTTTGTCTCATGTAATAATAGCGTGTTGCTGGAGATGAGCTACTAACTGTTACTCCAGTTCTAACAGTCCACCCTTCATTAATAGTAGTCATACTTGAACCAGTAATACCAGTAGCATACGCATTAGTGGTTGCACTGTCATTAGCATACCAGTCAATATCATCTGCATCTTCAGCAGTGCTATGTACCGCAATACTATCTATTGTATTTCCAGATGCAGTAAGATCAAATTGCACCGTATCAAATTGCGCTGGCATTCCAGCAGCAGCTCCTATTGAAACATCAGTAAGCCTAGTCTCATTAGTAGCAGAAGTTGCATCAGCAGCAAAGTTATTTGTACCACCAGTTTGATCACCGCCAACTGGGTCTGCTGAATAAAGATTTGCGTTTGGATAAATAAAATACTTTGCCATAATTATACCTCTTTAAGAAATAGCGCCTACTTCCCTTACCTTAATTTTTAGTTTACCTGGAGTGCGTGATAAATAAATAACCATAAAAGCTTTATTAGTCCAGGCAGATCCAAAAGCTTTCTCTGGATACATATCACTATTATTAAATGTGACTATATCTCCTACCTCAATACCTATATGCGCTGGGTTAATTACCTCTGCTTCTATCATCAGCTTTACATTAGATACTAAATGTCCGTAATAATTAGCAAATCCATCATTCGGACTGCCACCAGTAAGATCGGTAGCGCCTACTGTACCAGCACCATTTTGCACAATATAGTCTAAGCTGACTTGTTCAATATTCTCTTTTGCTGCAATATTATAATTAGTCCTAGTAGTGCCATTCGTACAAGTCTGAGAATTTATATAAGTACCGTTACCAGGGTGTTTCTCATAGTTCACAACAAATTTACTTACTAGATCAGCAATAGACGTATTACTGACAGTTATATTAGCTAAATCATCTTTTGCTAATGTATAGTCAGCACTACTATATGAATCTTTTACATAAATATATTGCGGACTATCATCTGCTTTAAAGCGAAAAGCAAAGCCACCTTCAAACTGGATCTTCTCTAAGGTCTGCCTAAGTGTTCTTGGCTTTAGTTGCCAAAATCGTGCATACCATTCTTTATTAGATTGCGATCGAGATGTATTTAAATCAGAGTAGTTATCTGGCGTAGATGTTGTTACACCACCAAATCGTATAAGCATGTCTCGATGTATATCGTGAATATAAGTTATAGCTGAAGAATCCCAAGAATTAGTTAAGCCATCATTCCCAGAATATATCATATCTAAATTAACCTCTTGCAACGCAGCAGCGTTTGGCTCATTGGTATAATCTTCTTCAACTGTAAATCTTAGATAAACATCTTTAATTGTGCAAACACCAGTCGTTCCAGTCTCTCCATCGCCTGCGGTACTTGATACTTGGAATCTTAATACATAATCATCTGGAAGTCGATTGCCATTGTTCTGTATGTCAGATAATATATTCCTTGTTCCAGATGCTTCAGTAGTAGTGCCATTTGTAGTTCTTGAAATCAATGTAGTATCTGCACCAAAAGAACGATCATATATAATTACTTCTGAGTCACCAATCTCATTAGATACAACAATCACTGCTGAATAATTTAATGAAGCACTTGTTATTTTTCCAGCAATCGAAGGTAGTTCAAGTTTTAGATCGGCTGACTGAGCATTACTAGCAGCAGTAAAAGATTGTGTAGCTCCATCACTTGTACTGGTATTAATAGCATTACCTGGATTAGTAAAGCCTGTGCCAGTTGCAGTTGCTTGAGGTCTAAATTGATAAGTGCGATTTACTTTACCTTTAATTTCAAAAGCATCTTTACCATCTCTAGTCTGTGTAGCGGTACTATTAGGTTCAACATAAACAAACATATCACCTCTGGAATCATAATAGTTTGCAACGACACCACTGCCTTCATTTTTTGCTGCTAAGAAATAAATATTTTGATTTGAATGGCTGGTTCTTGGCGCTGGATACAAAGCTTTTCCTGTCATAAATACATTAGAAGCATGTCCAGAATAGTTACCATAAACTACTGGCACATATACACCAGTATTACTTTTATCTACTGGTAATTCTATACCATCCCAGGGTCTTTTAGCAGCCATCTGGATTGTAATTGCATCACCGTCATAACTTATATCTAAGATACGAAACGTACCAACCACTACTGGATTATCAGAACCAACCTTAATGGATGCTGATACACTTCTATTAATGTAGTGATTAGACCCACCGAAGAACTCTTCAGAAATAGGACTACCATTGTATTCAAAATCAGCTATTTTTAATGTAATGTTTGATGTGTTGGCTTTTGATCTGACAATATCAAGGCTTTCACGAATACTTGGATTATTGATTATAGAACCATAATAAAAATTAGAGCTATAAGTCACATCGGCTAGTGCTAAATATAAATTACCGCCAGAGTGTGTAATATTGAAAAGCCAATTCTCTTCAATCCCATGTGCATTTTGAGAACCGTTAAAACTTAGGCTCATGCTAAATTAAACCTTGCTGCTTTTTCAATGGCTGGAATAATATGATCTACAACTGTTTCATCTACCATTGGTGCAGAAATATTAACAGTCATATTATTACTCTGACCTGATTGATTCATTTGATGTAGTTGGTCTAAGCCAATATTCTGTACTGCTTCTCTACGCATAATAAACTCGCCTGCTTGAGCTAGTATAGGTACATTATCTTTTCCTTGAACCATACCACCTTTAGCAAAAGCTTGTACGCCTTTTTTAGTAACCGCTCCGCCTGTGTGACCAAATATAGACCCTAATAAGCTAAATCCAGCTTGCGATGCTGAAAATCCACCACCAGTCAACATATTTAAAATTGCAAATGATGCAGCTTGCGCTGCTAATTCTGCTGCTATTGACCTAATAGCTTTAGTAAATGCCTCTTCCATGTCGTCAGCTTGTAAGGCAGCTCTAGCTGCTGTGTCACTTATGGACTTCATTCCATTAGCGGTTCTCATTATTTCCGCTTCAGCTCTTGCCATATCAGACATTTTTAATTCTTTATTCATCTGATTAAAGCCTTCTGCTGCTTCATTCGATTTTTCAGCTTGCTCTGCTAAAGCTTCATTAAAGAACTGATCCATAAAATCGCCAGTATCTTTAAAGGTTTCCATTAACTCTGCCATGTCTTGATCTCTGGCTGTTAGCTCATCAAATTTTTGTTTTACTTCATCTACTACTGGCGGTATATCTTCTAATAAAGCTCTAACGCCATCTTTACCAAGATGATGTGCCATCATTTGAAAATATGTTAAACCATTGTTATCGTTATCGCTAACAAAATCAGCCATTACATTATCTAAATTCTTTATAGAATTAGTGTAATCTTCAGTAGCATCTTTAGCAAAAATGGTTCGTGATGCAAGCTCGCCTAGTGCTATGATACCAATTCCAACTCCAGTCTTTATTAAGGCAGCTCTAAATGCTAATTGAGATGCAGTTGCAAGGGCAGTAGCAGCTCTTACAGCTCCGTAGCCAAGCGCAACGGTAATTAAGGCAGCAGAGTAACCTTTTATTCTTTCGATTTTTCCAAACTCTAAACCTAAAGAAGCCATTGGTATTAATAATTGACCAATTTCTATTTGCAAATCTTTTAATTGAT